CTCTCCGCTTCGTCTCCCCGGACGGGGGTGTACATGGTGTACACCCTTCGTCCGAGCAGACTCCCACCTAGATGTTTTCTAGGAGCCATCCGCCTTCAATCCGAGTAATGAGAACGTCCAATGAGGACATCTCAGAGCTCGAGGCGGGATGGTGCACGATAGGGTCTCCGAATACTAAGTATGGAGACCACGTCGTGACTTCACCGGCATCGTAGACACCACTATTCCTTACCCGAAAAGGTTCCGGGTTAGAAATAGTGTACTTGCCTTCGGTGCTTGGACTCAGTGCAGTGCCCTCGTCACTCCAGAATTCCCGTAGGGAATCTTGGAGGATAGGAGAGCGCCAAACTGGATCCAAACCAGGCACACCATCTTTCTCAAGATGATGTGTCATCAGAAACCAAGCTTCCAGACCGTTCGATTGCTCGAATGGCATGTCTCGTTTGCGTTGAAGCAAACGTTTTCTCGGAAGATGACCAGTAACTAATGACATAATGTCATCAGGATTGGTCCCTCCCCAGAGTTGCTTGGGTACCTGCTCACGCCACTTAACGTGGAAATCGGCGACTTCTTTGGTACAGAAACACTTAAAGTGTGGATCTGCATCCCAAATCAGCAATCGATTCAGCAGTCTGATCATTTCACTCTTTTGTGAAATGGGTTTCCGAACGTAGAAAGGAGTAACTTCCTGACTACCGTGGTAATGTTTACCACAACTCTCCCGAAACTGGCCAGACCAATGAGATTTCTTTGCATTTACGGTAAAACCGAACCATGCGAAGGTTCTCTTAAGTCTGGCTCCAATCTTAGAAGGAGCTATGATGTCATCACCATAGACAGAGATTGTCCCTCGAACCCCTGAGTTCTTGCATATTGAACGCGTAAGCGCCCAAAACAGCAAAGACTCTAGCTCGAAAGTAAATCCGTTCCCCATGCTACTAAACATCTGTAGTTTATGGATTTCCCAGTCATCTTGCTGGGGATCCATTTTGTACAGTGCATAGTGGACACGGAGGTCGTCCAATAAGACCCACCATTCTGTCGGCAACAGAGCCATAACTAACGAATTAGAAATGGAATCTGATGCCGACGATAGGTCTATAGTTGCAAGCCCTCGGTTGAGGGCCTCTCTTGCGAGAGACTGGTTCTTCGTTTGGTCATTAAGATTAATGCCAAAGATCGCCAGTTGTCGACGGATGTATCCGCCGACGCAACGTTGGAGCAACATATTGATCTCAGGCTCTTTACAAGCCACCCGATCAATATCTGTCGATTTCGGAACAGTGAAGAGTTCACTAGATTCCTGGATCTCAAGCGGTTGGACAGCAAGGCGAGTTGAACTCGCCACGCTAAGCCAATGCTTGATAGCCATGGAACTGACGTGTGCTTTTCCTTCGTGCTTTTCGATAAGAG